CAAAAAGTATTCAAGAAGCTACTCGTGTTACTGAACGATGTATTACTACACCATCTGCTATTGCTGGAATGAATTGGAGAAACAAGAACGTACAATCTGGTTCTGTATCACTTAACCCTAATGATGGACAATCTGGTTCTGCAATGTCACAAAACAAGACTGTTGAAGAAGTAGATGTATGGGAGATGTGGGGTCTTATCCCTGAATACATGGTTACTATGAAGAAAGAAGATACTGATATGATTGAAGGTCACATCATTGTATCTGGTCTACAGTCAGGAGTACTTAATGTTCACCTTATTGAAAGAAATACAAACAAAGATTACAACGGAAACATCATCAAGCCTTACGAGGAATGTCGTTACGCTGTTGTACAAGGGCGATGGTATGGTGTTGGGCCAGCAGAAAGATTGCTTGCTCTTCAAGAATACCTAAACACAATAATGAACATCAGAATGAATCGTTCATTCGTATCTCAACTTGGTCTATTTAAAATTAGAAAAGGGCAGGGTATTACTCCGCAGACTCTTAGTAGTCTTCCTTCTAATGGAGCTATTGCTGTTAATCAGATGGATGACATCGAACAGTTTGCTATCCAAGGGCCAGATGCTACATCATATAAAGACGAAGAAGTTGTACGTGCATGGGCGCAGAGAATTACACAGTCATATGACATCACTGCTGGTGAGACTATGCCAGCGTCAACAACAGCAACATCATCTGCTATTACTAATGCTAATGCTAAGTCAGGCTTCTCAATGCCAAAAGATGCAATTGGATTTTTCGTTGAACGATGGATTGATAGACACGCACTTCCTATCTGGGCTGAGTCTGTATCAATTGGTGATGTAGTTAGAATTTCAGGGGATGCACTCGATGAAGTTATTGAGCGAGTAGTTGCTAACCGAGCAATTAGAATCCTTGACGAAATGAGTAAAGAAATGCTTGTGCCATCACAGCAAGCAGTTGATGAGGCTAACCAGCAAGCAGCAGACATCATTAAAAAGCGAGGAGCACTCTTTGTTGAGCTACTACAAGAAGTTATTGCTAAGAATGTTGAGACACGAGTGTACATGACTAATGAGAAGCTTGATGTTCCTGTTACTGTTCAGAACCTCCTTACTCTTATCCAAGTTGCTCCTGAATACAAAGATGATTCAGTAAAAGAAATTTACGATCTTCTTGGACTACGACGACCATCTCTTAAACAAAAAAGCCCTGAAGAACAAATGGGTACAGCAATGAAGTCTCCAATGGAATCTGCACAGCAACTTATTACTCGTGCGTCAACAATGAACGGATAGTATGGATAAAGAAACACGAGAAATTGAAAGGCAATTAAAAGAGATTGGCGATTTAGTAAATCATCCTGGTTGGGAAATTATTGCTCGTACTTTAGAAGAAAAGTTAAAGATGAATGAAAACCTACATGATATTGTAGCGACAACACCAGATCAGTTGTTTTTAGAAATACGTTCACGGCAAATTGCAAGCACTATTATTGCTGGATGGCTTGAAATTGTAATAGGAGCACTTGACGAAATAGCAAGACAAAACGTGACAGATGTAAAGGAGTCTTATATTATATCGAAAGAGCAGTAATTGTTTCTCCCCACCCCCTTTCGGGGGGAAATAATCCCCCTTAGTAACTAGTACATTTCAAAAAATTATGGAAGAAGAATACATTACCCCTGAGACACTAGGTGGTGAGGAACTGAACAACGAATTCGCCTCAGCACCCGTCAAAGAGACTGTTTCTGCCGTATCTCAAAACAATACCGCCGAAGCTCTAACTCTTGACGAGCTTAATGCGACTCTAGGAAAAAAATTTACAAGTAGAGAAGCGGCGCTTAAATCTCTTAAAGACACATTCAGTTATGTCGGCAAGAAGAAAGAAGATATTGCTCCTAAAATAGACCCTAACCAGTACATCTCACGAGATCAGTACGAGACAGACATGTTCTATTCACAGAACCCTGATCTATCAAAGCCTGAAATTCGTAAGGTCATTGATTCTATGGCTAAAGCTGAAGGATTAAGACCAAAGGATGTTGTTGAGCTAGACCTATTTAAGTCAATATATTCAAAAGTAAAAGGATACGATGAAAGCCAGAACTTACGATCTGTTTTGGAAACTAATCCAAGATTATCTTCTGTTCGAGATTCATTCTCACAAGCGCAAGAAGCACTCAAAAGTGGAAACAAAGAAACTGCTGAGGCGCTTATCACTCGTGCTGTGCTCGACACATTGAAGTAATCGAATTTATTCGTTTACAATTTTAATTTAATTTTATGTCAATCGCTAACGGTTTACTCACTTACGGTGATGTATCACGAAAGGAAGACGTTGTATTGAACGCTGTTGAACTTCTAACTGCTACTGAGAACTCACTTCTCAACAAGCTTGGAAAGACTACTGCTATTGATACTGTTCACTCATTCCTAGTTGATACTCTCCAAACTGCTGCTTCTAAGGCAGTTGCAATGAACACTGATTTCTCTCTATCAGCTCAAACAACTCCTACACGTCTTACTAACATTGTGGAAGAAATTGCTGAAGCTATCCAAGTATCTCGCCCACAAGAAAAAGTTGCTCACTACCAAGGTACTAACATGACTGAGTACCAAACTACTAAGGCTCTTAAGAACTGGGGTAATGCTGCTGAATTTGACCTTGTTCGTTCAACTCTTGTTTCTGGTCTTTCAGGAACAATTGCAAAGATGAATGGTGTTATCGCTGCAATCTCAAAGTCTACAAACACTACTGTTCACACTTCTGGAACTGTTTTCTCTGCTTCTATCCTTGATGGAATCATGGCTGATAACTGGAACAACTCAAACGGTGATGTTGTAACTGATGTTTTTGTTGGTGGAATTATGCGTCGTGTTATTGATTCATTTACACAAAAGTCAAACGTTGTTGTAAATGCTCCTGGTATTTCTGATATTGTTAAAACTGTTGTTACATATGAAACATCTATGGGAACAGTTATGGTATCAAAGCACCGATATGTTGATATTCAGGGAACTGACGCTACTTGTCGTGTTCTTGGTGTTCGCCCAGAAAAACTAAAGATTGCTTATCTTGACAAGCCTTACATTAAGGATCTTGCTGAAGGTGGAGCATACACAAAGAAGGCTGTTTATGGTTCTATGACTCTTGAAGTTCGTAACCAAGACTCAAACTTCTTTATCTCTGGTTTCCTTCGTTCTGCATAATCTTAGGGTTATCCACTTACGAACAATTAACTGCTGTTTACACAGCAGTTTTTTGTTGTAAAATAAGGGTTAATGAAAAAAATAATACATAAAGGCAAAGAAGCAAGAGAATTATTAAGAAATGGTATTAATTTTGCTGCCGATTCTGTAGCATTTACGCTCGGGCCTAAAGGTAGAAACGTGTCTATTGCTCGTCAAAGCACAAGCCCAAAGATTACTAATGATGGTTCAACAATACTACAAGCAATTCAACTCGATAATCCGACTGAACAAATGGGTGTTGACTTCATTAAAGAAGCTTCACGACTTGTTGAGCTTGAGGCATTTGATGGTACAACTTCTGTATCACTTCTTACACGAGCATTAATCAATGAATGTCTTGATAAAGTAGATGAGGGGTCAGTATTGAACAAAAACAGGGTAAGCCCTATGCAGATGAAAGAGGAAATTGCTGAAGCTTGTGAGCTTGTTGTGCAAAAAGTACGAGAAAAAGCTGTTAAAATTACAAAAAGAGAAGATATTTTACGTGCTGCTAAGGTTTCAGTTGAAAACACAAAGCTTGCAGAAATTATTACTGATGTTTTCATGCAAATCGGCAAAGATGGCATTATCTTGGTCGAAGAAGGAGATAAAGAAACAACATTTAATGTTGTAAAAGGTATGGAAGTACCAGTAGGAATCTTTTCTGAAGAGTATGGGGATGATATCACAATTAAAAACGCAAAAGTACTTGTCTCAACTAACGAGATAAATGATATTAATAAAATTGTTCCTGTGCTCAACAAATTAGTTGATGAACATGTGGAACATCTTGTTATTTTTGCTAAGTCTTTTTCAAAAGAAATATTAGACATCTTTGTTAAGATGCACATTACAGGAGAGTTTACTGTTATCCCAGTAAAAACAACAATCCCAGATAAAAATTACCAGCTTCATGATGTTGCTTCATTCACTGGCGCAACAGTTATGGATGAACTATTCCATAAACTTGGCACATGTAAATCATTTAAGATCACCAAGGATAAATCTTATTTTGTAGAGGGTATGGGTGACACAACAGATTATGTAGGCAAGCTCAATGAAGAATTAAAGAAGGCAAAGACTGAATTTGATAAAGAAATTGTTCAAAAAAGAATTTCTTCGCTTTCTGGGGGTGTTGCTGTTATCAGTGTTGGCGCTCCATCTCAAGTAGAACGAGGATATTTACAAGATAAGTTAGATGATGCAGTACAATCAGTGCGTGGAGCAATTCGTGAAGGTGTTGTAAAAGGAAGAGGACTTACTCTTAAAGAAATTTCAGAAGAATTGCCAGAAAATATCCTTACAAACAGTCTAAGAGCAGTACACGATCAAATTCAAATCAATGGAGTAATAGGAAGCGATAAAGATATTATTGATGGTGTGCCTGTGGTAGTTTCGTGTGTAAGAAATGCCTGTTCAGTAGCGGGTATCGTTATTACTACTGAAATGACTATAGCCATTAAAAACGATGAAGATATTAAAGAAAAAAGTGGAGGACTTGACGATTAAGTACATCCAAATGTTTCCTGATGAGTATAAACTTGTCGTAGCATACCTAAGTGCTGAAAAAGAAAAGAATAAAAACAAGTTTGCTTCTATTTCACACGATACAGTAATGCGTAGAAAGATTTATGAGATACCAGACACGTTAAACAAAATGTTTAATAAGTATTTATCAGAAGAAGAGTTAGTTCTTATGAAAGATAAAGAATCTGGAAAAGAATTTGCTCGATGGTTTGCTAAACGGTTCCCTGAATTTTCAAGCGGAACTCACATATAATATGAATAATATAAAAATAGCGTTGGCAATGATTGTTAAAGGTTCTGATGATGAAGCAGAATTGCTTGAACGTTGTCTAAGTAATGTTGCTCCACACGTAGATGGTATTTTTATTACATCAACATATAAGAAAGGAGAAAAACCAAACAAGCGTGTGCAAGAAGTAGCAGAAGCATATGACGCAGAGTTGTCTACCTTTGAATGGATTAATGACTTTGGGGCAGCGCGTAATTTCAACTTTTCCCAAGTAACTAAAGAGTACGATTATATCCTTTGGTGTGATGCTGACGATGTGTGGCGTGGACTTGAAAAACTAAAACCAACACTTGAAGCTAATCCTAAAGTAGATATTCTTGCTTTCTGGTATTTGTATGACTTCGATGAATACAACCAACCAACTGTTGTACACAAAAAGTCTATGGTATGTAGGAATGATGGGTGTGTGTCTTGGTCTGGCAAGTTACATGAAGACTTTGCAGAAAACAGAGCTTGTAATGTCCAATTTGTTGAAGGTATTGAGCGCATGCACTTAACTAGTGATGAACGTGTTATTGTTGCTCAAAAAAGAAACATTGAAGTATCTCAAGGAGATGTTGAAGCTAACCCATCTGACCCAAGAACATACTGGAACTTAGCTAACTCTTATCTTGGAGCAAACGAGTTTGAGAAAGCAAAAGAAACATTTGAAATATTTATTGAAAAATCAGGTTCTCATGAAGAAAAGTACCTGGCTCAGATGCGTTTAGGTATAATCCTAGATTCTATCGGTGATAAGAAAGAAGGTATTAAGGCGTTACAGACTGCTATTGGTATGCGTCCAGATTACCCAGATGCGTACCTCCATATTGGGGAACTATGTTTTAAGTATGACATGCTTGATCTGGCTGAATTTTACCTTTTGACTGGTTTAGTGAAAAAGCCACCGTATCACTCAATAATGGTGTATAACCCACGAGATTACGATTATAACCCGATGATGCTGCTTGCTAAGGTGTACCTAAAGAAATATAGACCAGATTTAGCGATACCAATGCTTAAAGGTTGTCTTAAAATCTACCCTAGAAATACTCACATCAAGGCTCTTCTTGATGAAATGGAAAAGGAAAAAGATAGAATGTCTAAAGTATTAGATATTATCGAATCATTGAAATCTGAAACAGATAAAAAGAAAATTAAAAAGGCATTAGATAAAATACCTTCTGATTTAAAAGCTCACCCAGCAGTATGTCAGTTTAGAAACAATCACCTCGTAAAGACAGAATCAAGTGGGAAAGACCTTGTGTACTATTGTGGTATGACAACTCATATCTGGAACCCAGAACTGTTTAAAACAAAAGGATTTGGTGGCTCAGAAGAAGCTGTGTACCACTTAGCAAAAGAATGGGCTAAAAAGGGGTGGAATGTAACCGTTTATAATGCCTGTGGTGATGAAGAAATGACAGTAGACGGTGTTACCTACAAGCCATACTGGGAATGGAACTATAAAGACAAGCAAGATGTAACTATTCTTTGGAGACATCCACGACCAGTAGATTATGATATTAATACAACTAAGCTATTTATTGACTTACACGATGTTGTCCCTCATGGAGAATTTACAGAAGCACGTTTAAAGAAGATAGATAAGGTATTTGTTAAGACAAAATTCCACCGTTCGTTATTCCCGAATATCCCAGACAATAAAATTGCCATTGTTCCTAATGGACAATATTTATACAATGTTGATGCTGAAAAAGATAAATACCTTATTGTGAACACATCATCTCCTGACCGTTCAATGGAAGTTGTGCCAGAATTATTTAAACGAATCAAAGAGAAAGTGCCAGAAGCTAAGATGGAATGGGCCTATGGATGGGAAAACTTTAAAGCGTATTACATGGAAGATGAAGACAAGATGAAATGGATGGATAAGATTAATAAAGACATGGAAGAAGCTGGTATTATAAATAGAGGGCGTGTTACTCAAGAAGAAGTAGCAAACATGTGTGCTCGTGCTCATGTGATGCTTTATCCGTCTGAATTTGCTGAAATTGACTGTATTTCTGTTAAAAAAGCTCAGGCTGTTGGATGTGTCCCTGTTACAACTGATTTTGGAGCTTTTGATGAAAGTGTGCAATGGGGGGTTAAGATCCACTCTAAAAAGACTAAAGATACATGGTCTGCACCTTATCAGTTCTCATTTGCTGTACAAGATGAAAAAATGAAACAAGAATTTGTTGATGCAGTAGTAAAGACACTTAAACAAGACGTGCGAGAAAATACAGGTATGATGAAGCTATGGGCTGAACAGTTTGAGTGGGACAAAATTGCAAGTCGATGGGAAGAAATACTTAAATAATATGGAAAACAAAAAATTAAAGATTGGCTTTTGTTGGCAAGGTATATCAGATGAAAAAGTTCGTGATAAATGGAAAGACGGACTACGATATGCAATAGATAAAATTGCAAAGATACATACCGTTGATTTTTTTGAACCATGGCAAGATATTGAAGGTTATGATGTTATTCTCTACTGGGAAGCTCCTGTAACTGCTCAGGGTCAAAATGCTCCGCATTATAACAATGTTAGACACAACTCAACTAAAAAAGCACTTCTATTTGCTGGTGGGCCAATTAAGAAAGAATGGGTGTCTGGCTTTGACTTATTGTTCCTTGAAAGTAAAATTAATGAAAAAGAATGTGATGATTTAGGGATACCTTGGCATCATGCTTTTGGAGTTAATACTAAGGAGTTTTCTGTAAAACAAAGAAGCACAAAAGAAAAAAGATACGACGGTATGTTACACGGAACTTGTGCATCATGGAAACGACAATGGCTTATAGGAGAAGCTTTTGGTAACCGTGGTTGTGTTATTGGCAGAGGACAAGATAGTGACCCATATCCATTTAACCGATGTCGAGAATTAGGAGCGGATGTATTCCCTGAATCTTCACCTAGCATTATCAAAGAATTGATGCAAGACAGTGTGGCTCTTATTAATTGCTGTGATTATTGGGGCGGTGGTCAAAGAGCTACATTAGAAGCAATGGCCGTTGGATTACCAGTTGTTTGTTGCAATGATTCCCCAAAGAATATGGAATTTATTGAAGAAAGTGGGTTTGGTAGAATTGTAAACCCAGATATACACTCAATACGACAAGCGGTGGAAGAATTAAAGCAAAATCCTCCTGACTGGAAAATTGGTGTAGAATATGTTCGTACCAAATGGTCGGGAGATGTTTATGCTGACCAATTATTAGAAGGAATTAAAAAAATTATATGATTTCATTAGTTGTACCATATTTAGAAATTGATTCAGAAAAAAAGACATTATTAAATAGGTTTCTTGATTCTGTTAAAGGCCAATACGATGAATTAATTATTATTGATAGTAAAACAGATTCATACACTAAAAAAGTAAATGATGGTTTAAAACAAGCAAAGGGAAGTTATCTTATTATTGCTAGTGATGATATTTTCTTGACAAGAGGAAGTTTGAGAGATTTAGCACTTAATCAGCACACTGTTACATTTCCTTATGTTAATAATGAACCAAAATCATTTGGTGTTACTTTTTGTTTACCTAGAGCTGTCTATGAGGAAATAGAAGGTTTTGATGAAAGATACACAATTTATTGTTCTGACAACGACATGCTAATGACACTGAAAAAACACATGATTCCGTACGTTCCTATCGAATCAGTTAATTTTGCACATCCTGTAGGTGGTAGAACTGTAGAAAAGCTTGAAGGAATAAATAAAACAAGAAAAAAAGATCAACAAGCATATTTTGAAAAGTGGGGAGAACATCCAAAAGACATGTAATATGGAAATACAATACGATAAAGACTATTTTGAAAATGGAACAAATAAAGGCGTATCTAATTACAATGGGTATGAAGACGAGCCAAGGTATAAACAACTTGCTAATTATATTAAAGAAAAGATTGCTGGATATAATGGGAAAGTTTTAGAAGTTGGTTGTGCTAAAGGATATATTGTTAAATATTTACGTGAACTTGGGGTAGATGCTTACGGGTATGATATTTCTGAGTATGCGGTATCAGTTTCTCCTGTAAAAAAATATCTCAAATCTGGCTCTATTGTTAAAATGCCATTTAAAGATAAAGAATTTGAATGGGTGTATTCTTTTGACACATTAGAGCATTTACACCCAGAAGAAGTTGAACAAGCAATTAGTGAACTAACTAGGATAAGCAACAGACAGTTTCATTCGATTACTACGCCAGAATATTCAGTTGGAGAAGATAAAACACATTATTCAATGTTTCCAATTCAATGGTGGAAAGATAAATTTCCAATTAATGCAATAATCAAACATGCAGGAGAAAATTAAAATATCCGTGTTGACACCAAGTATTAGACCTCAGTATTTAGGTATTACTTATGAAGCACTTAAAAAACAAACATTTAAAGACTTTGAATGGTTAATTGATGTAGATATGCCGTCGGACAAGTTTTTACTGCCAAAAGCTATGAACAGGATGCTTAAACGCGCTCAAGGAGAAATTATTGTGATGCTTCAGGATTGTATAGATATACCTAGTGGTTTTCTTGAATATATACATAACAGTTACAACGGAGATTTTGTGACATATCCTGTTGGCAAATGGAATGAATTAAATGTTGAATGGGATTGGCGTAAAAATAATAATAAGGAAATTATGCCTCATGAATGGGAAGCAGACCTTGCTGTATGTCCCAAAAAAGCATTATTTGACATTGGTGGTTACGATGAAGCATTTTGTGATGGTTGGTCATGGGACAATGTAGAGGTGGCTCACAGGGCAAACGCAGCAGGGTACAAGTTTAGATGTGATAATAATGACTGGGGCATTGCCGTAGACCATGACAAGGAAATTAAACACCCTTTTAGAAATGTGCTTAAAAATAATGACTGGCGAGCAAGAGAAACTGAAATACTTTGTCGTATTGGAGATTATAAGAAGAATTACTTGTCATAGGGGGGTTGTTTGTTACAATGAATTTATAATAATCTAATTATAAATTTATGGCATTTGATAAAAATGGAGATCAGGTAAGCGCAATAAAAACTTTCTACGAGGCTCTTGCTGGTGAAGATAACGTAAACGGTGTTCTTGCAACCACAACTAAACCTGTTGCATCTGCGACATATGCTCCTTTGGTATATGCTCCATTAACACAAGTTACTAAGGCAAATATAAAAGCAACTCAGGGTAATATTTTCAGTCTTATCATTAACAATACAAACGCTGCTGTTCGTTACCTACAACTACACAACAAAGCATCTGCTCCTGCTGCTGCTGAAGTTCCGTTGATTAGTTACCCAATTCCTGCTGGTACTGCTACTGCTCCTGGGACATTAATTCTTGGCAAAGATTTTTTCACTGATTCTGGCATTAACTTTTCAACAGGTATTGGATGGGCTGTTTCAACAACACTTGGAACATTTACTGATGCTGCGACAAACACAGAACACTTTATCGTAGTAACTTATATTTAAAATTATGGCACAATACAAACTAACACTATTAGCAGTTGATGAATCAGTATGTGATGTTCAACTTGATTACCCAGATGGATCACAAGAAGTAGTTAAAATTAAAGCTCCAACAACTGGTACAGCAGCAGCATTTATTACATCAGTGACAAAATATGTTACTGATATGATTACTGCTAGAAATGCTGAAGTTGCGGCTAAGGCAACTAGACAACCTTCTGCTGCGGTAACAAATTTAATTGGTCAATCAACCACAATAAACGTGTAACATGCCTAGAGCATTTAATCAAAACACACAAGCTTCACTAAAGTTTGGTGCGCTTACATCTGATGACGTAACAATCACAAACTCTGGGTCGCAAGTAACAAATAACCAAGAAGACCTCACTATATCTTGTGATGTAAAATTTGATGTATTTGGTGATTATTATGTGTTTGGATTACCAGCAACAGTTGGGAATAATCGCATTTATATTTATGCACAAGTCAACAACACTATTGGCGTAAACCTTGGTGCAGGTGGCATGGGAACTTCTGCTACAAATTTACAACCAGGGAGTTGGTATCAGTTAGTTCTACTTGTAGACAGGACAAATGGTCGTGGAAGATTTTTTGTTGATGGAGCTGAAACAAAACCGTGGACTTCTGTAACTCTTGGAACAGGTACAGCAAACATTACTCTTGGTAACGTAGATGCTGCTGCTGTAAAATCATTAATTGGTAATGCGTGTAACTACAGAATGTGGAACAGAATTTTATCTGACCAAGAAATTGTAAATATGTACACAAAAGGGGAAGTGTCTCGTGCTTCTCTTATTGGTGAATGGCTACTAAGTGATGGTTCTTCCACTGTTGCTTACGATACTTCTGGTAGAGGTAACAATGGAACAATTAGTGGGCCAACTGTTTCAAATGAATCTCCAAATATTGCTAGAAAATTAGTTGATGGAAATTTAATTACAAATGGTAATTTAAGTCGTGTCCCAGTTTCAAATACTGGCTTAACAACAGGTGCAAGATGGATTGACGGTACATCTTCTGGGTCGACTACAAATAATCTTTTCGGGTTTGCTATCCCAGCAGGAGCAATTACAGCATCTTCTTCGGCAACATTTGATACTTCTATTACTTATAATAATAAACCGACATTAAGATTATCTACATTAGATGCAACGGGAGCATTAATAGTAACAAATTATGTAACACCAACTAAACAAGTTTTAATCCCTGTTCTTGCAAATACAGTTTATGTTCTTACTGCAATGGTAAAAACAAACAACACAAACACTAATTCAACAAATATACAATTAAGACAATATAACGGAGATTTGGGTATTGTCACTACAACTGCGTCATCTTTTTTAAATGGAACAAATGATTTTACAAAATTAACTGTATCAGTAACAACAAACACAGCAACTAGGTATGTTGCTATTTTACTTGGTAACAATGCTGCTGGTAATATATCAGATGCTTGGTTTGCTGATATTATTTTAAAACCATTTGTGCCAACAAAAAGAATTAGTACACAAGATATTTCTATTTCGGCTTCTGGTCAAGCAACTACACCAAATCCATCTATTGACACAGTAACTTCTAATGCTGGTTCTGCAATAGGATGGTTTAAAGTAAGTTCTTACAACGGACAAACATTGTTTGGTTTTTACGATACAGTTGGCACAACTGATGCTTGGCGGTTTGCTGTTGAAACAACAACTGGCTATCCTTTTGTATGGTCAGTTAATACATCTGCGGTTGGGACTTCTGTTGTTAAACCATCAATGCCTGTTCCATTAAATCAATGGTTCCATCTTGCTATTACTCAAACTATTTCTGGTGGAAATGTAACCGCAAAAATTTATATAAATGGAAGTTTGTGGGGAACTGGTGTACGAAGTGGAAGCGATGTACGTTCAAACGCTAGATTTGTTGTGAATAGTACAGCATTACAAAGATATGCTCAAATAATTGCGTATGAACGAGAAATAACTCAAGATGAAGTTATTGCACATTACCAATTAAATACTGTACCAGTTAACCCTAAAATTAAGTTTAACGTAAGTGAAGGTGCTGGCGATGTGCTTTATGATACTTCAGGAAATGGTTCCAATGGGACACTTGGAACTCTTACTTGGTTTACAGATGGGCCAACTGCTCCAAGAAAACTTGTAAATAATAACCTTGTAAAAAATGGGGATTTTAGTACTGTTCCAGTCGTTAACACCCCGACAACAGCATCAGGTAAATGGATTGACGGAACGGCACTTGGCAGTCTAACAAATGATATATTTAAATATTCTCTTTTTTCTACCAGTGGCACAGTTTCGTCAATGTTTGATACATCTAATCTGTATCTTGGTAAACCATCTCTTAAAATTTCAACACTAGCTGTATCAAGTTTTGCAGAAGTTTGTACTTCGATAAATGGCTACAACCCCGCTGTTATCCCTTTTACAAATACAATATATTTGAAACCAAGTACTAGTTATACAATAAGCTATGCAATGAAAACCGTATTAAACAGTGGTTCTACTACTGGTGGGGCAATGGTATCAGTGCATGAAAACAATGGATCTGGTACAAGACTTGCACAAACTGCTACGATAACAGCAATCAACACAACAACAGATTGGACAACATATTCAGCTACTTTTACAACCAACGCAGGGACTTCTAGGGCAGAGTTAAGACTTCAAGTATATGGCCACCTTGGTACTGGTACAGCAATTATGGATGCATGGTTTGCAAATATAACTCTAACACCAACAACCCCGACAACTCGTTCTGCTGCCTAAGTTGTAACTGAAATTATGTTTGTTACACTAAAAATACAAGTAAATTGTTGGCTTCTATAAGCCAGTAAACAAAGGGAATTTGCTGGCTAATAAAAACTATGACATTATCAGACATTGATGAAAAAATATCACAATTAACAGGAGCAGATACTTCTAGTACAGGTTATCCGACTTCATTACGTTTAAGTGACGTAAACTCATGGCAGCATAAAGTAGCAATGAGAATTCTTGGTGCAGAAGACGAAGTAGACTTTGATGATGAAAGACGCTCAGATTATCCTATTAAATATATTCCGATGGTTGCTGGACAACGAGATTACACAATACCAGTAAGTGAAAAAGTGCTCAGATTTAAACGAGTTGATTTTACATACGACGGGACATCTTATGTACGAGCAACACCTATTGATTCAAGTGAAATAAAGGGTGGTCTTACAATTCCTGCAAATACTGTAGGGGAAGCAACTCTTGATGGTGATTTTACTAAAACAAGTCCTAAGTATGATACTAAGTACAATTCTATTTTTGCATATCCATTAGCTGATAGTGCTGACGTAGCAAGAGGAGCAAAAATTCTTGTTGAATGGGACAGAGAAATGCAGGAATTTACGCTTGCTGAATACACTGCTGGAACAGAAGTTCCTGGATTTGACTCTGCATTTCATAAACTTGTTGCGCTTGGCCCTTCATACGAATGGTGTCTTGCTAACCAAGAGTTTAGTAAAGCAGACAGAATTAAAAAGCTTATGGATGAAGATTTTGCGTTCCTTGAAAGAACATACGGTAAAAAGCAGCTAGACCGACATATGGAATTAACTGGTTCTAACGAATCATATAAATAATATGGGAACATGGATTGGATTAGAAACGTCAATTAACATCGGGTTTCTCTTAAAAGAGGATGGGTCTTATCTTTTACTTGAGGATTCTGGGAAAATCAGTTTGAATTACAACAGAAATGTTTCATCTATTTGGGTAGCACTTTCTAAATCAGCTTAGACAATAATTATTAGTTATATATAATAAATTCATGGCAGACGCAAAAATCACCGCATTAAACACACTAGATAATACAACAGTAGCAGCAGCAGATCTTGTTCCTGTTGTAGATATATCAGCTAATGAAACAAAAGCTATCCGTTACGATAAATTGATGACCCCAGAAGATATTCACTTTCGTATTACTGGCAGCGCTGACCCAACTAAAAAGGTTGCGTTTGAAGTAGACGGATTGACAACCGCAACAACACGCACACTTACAATTTCTGATGAAGATGGGACTGTTGTTACTAATAACAATACTGTACAGATAAATAATAAAACTCTTGGGACAAGCACTAAAGTTGCAATTGGTTCTGACGCGACAGGAGATATTTATTATAGAAACGCTAGCGGCAATTTAACAAGGCTTCCTCTTGGGTCTACCAGTCAAGTTCTTCAAGTTGGCGCTAGCAGTGCTCCTGAATGGGCTTCTAACCCTGCGGCATCTGACGGCTCGACAACTGTTAAAGGTGTATTTGAAGAAGCTACTTCTGCTGAGATAAATGCTGGAACAGCTACGGGCGGAACAGGTGCTAGACTAGCGGTTACTGCTGCTGGTTTGGCTGCTTCAGCTCCTACTTTTAGTGCTTTAAATCTTACTAACGTAAAACCAACAATTTCTCTTTCGGCTGCTTCTGGACAAATAACTGGTACAGGAGTTGCAACAACACAAAATATTGATACAGCAATTACAATGAACGGCACAGCAAAAACTATTTGTATTGATTTTAAATTAAAAGGATTTTCTGGTGCTGGTAGCCCAACTTACACTATTGGTAAAGCAGTATTTGACGGCACAACTATAAAACACGTATTTTACAGTAAAAATAACTCAACAAGTACAACTATTGATGCAACAACTTACACTATTGGTAACACATCTCCTACTGCTGGAGATGGTGGAGCTGGGAATGGGACATGGACAATGAGTATTCAATCATTAACCACAACAGGGTTTACATTTAGATTGACTTATACCCAAGGTTCAACTTTTAACGGTGGAGACTATTACGCTGGAGTAACTGCTTTCTTATAATATGATCGGAAGATACCCAATAGAAATAGGGGAAAAAGAATTCCTTGATGGTATAACCTCATCGCCATATTCTTCAGACGGAGGGTTTTCTCCTGAAACTAATAAAGTAAGTATTACATCTTCTACAGACAAGATTGGTTTGCTGTATCAATCTCCCACCCTTTCTGATATTAGTACTAATTTAAGTGGTAATATTATTGCTTCTGCTTCAGATAATGGTACTTTAACCAGTGTTTTACGATATTTTCTTACTGACACAGGAAATTTCTACTCAATGAATTTGAACTTTCTGCTTACTCTAAGACAAACAGGTTCAGGAACATTTACTATGGGTAATGCTGATCTAGTTCAATTTAGAAATGAATTGTTTGCAACTTCTGATACTGATGTTGTTAGATTAACTGGCTCTACGCTTTCTGCAATAGATAATACTTGGTGGTCTTCAACTCGTGGTCATGGGCCATTGATTGACGGAGTACGCCACCCAATGATTGTCTGGGAAAACAATCTTTGGATTGCTGATGATAATAACTTACATAAATGGGATGGCACAACGTCTTCTGCAAACGCTCTAGCGCTTTCTACTGAACAAAGTATTGTGGCTCTCGGTATTGACCCATCTTCAGGCAAAATGCTTATTTCAATAACAGAAGGTTCTAATGCTAGTGGCACAATACCTAAAATTAATAAAGTTCTTGTATATGATGGATTTTCGTTAAAACCTTTAAAAGCGGTTATTGTTGACGAAATGGTTACTGCTTTTCAACAACTTGGCGGGACAGTGTTTGCAGCATACGGTACAAACCTTGGTTACTGGACAGGGGCGGGTGTCAATTTTTTACGAAAATTAAATATTAGTTACGATGTAGATGAATTGATTTATAAACATAAAATAACAACATCGGACAAAACACTTCTTATTGCTGAGGGTGAAAAATTACTTGCTATGGAAGATGTAATACAAGGTCAAAAAAGATTTTATTACATGCAAGACAGGACTGGCCTTACTTTAAATGGATATTTAAACGCTGTATGTAATCTTGGAGCTGGTAACATAGCTATCGCATATCAAGGAACAGCAGATGACAACTTAAAATATTTTAATAAATTTGATACAACAAGAATAGGAAAACTTGATTTTTATTCCAAAAGATACAAAATGCCAAGGCCTGTTTATGTACGACAGGTGTACATTGAATATGCTGATGGAGTATTAGACAACACAACACCTGGGACAGCATACTTAATTGACCAAGCTGGCAATTCGTATGAACTTTCTAGCCTTCTTAATGACAGTGGAGAAACTAAATATGATATGACTTGCAATGGAGCTAAAAAAGTTAAATTTAAAAATATTCAATTAAGATATGTTAATAACACTGATGTTCCTGAGACTTCTGGTATTATTGCTGGTATATCTCGTTTTATCATTTATTACGACATAGCAGAATAATATGCAAGAACAAATTGATGATTTGTACAATCAAATAGCTGAATTAAAAAGCAGACTTGATACTAAAAATTTAAATGATATTTCTGTACCAAATAATTACGGGATTAATGGACAAATAATTGATTTAGTTGACGTTACTAATTTTGTAAGAATTGCTGACACTGCTGCTAAACTCACATCATTTACTGCTGTACCGCCTAAAAACTTTTACGAACAAATATTTGTAGACACTACCCAAACTGGTTTAACAAAAGATAGACTGTACATTTACGACACCCAGGCACAATCATGGCGTTATTGTGAATTACAGTAATGTCAAATATACTACCCTTATGATACAAACTGCTAATTCAACCCCACCAGGAGTTAATGAGTCCCCAATAAATTACACAAGTTTACCTTCTAACGCAAATGCTCAAACAATGGAGCTTATGAAGCCTAATTTGGCTCCGAGTGTAGGTGTTGTGCCAATGAATAAACCAACAGCTCCAATGACAACCGCTCCTGCTGCTCCTGTTGTTGCAACACCAACAACAGGGATGTATTCTCCTCAAGCTGGCCCAACAACTCAGAAAGTTGCAGATGCTACATATGCAAGTAAAATGATTGACTCTGTTTCGGGTAATGCTCCTGTTCCATCTACTGATGTTTCTTCAGGTGCTACCTATTCTGCTGCTAATACTAAAAGAAGTACAAACGAAGCTTTGCTACAGCAATACCTAGATCAGCAAAAGCAGTATCAAGATAGGTATTTGTCAGCAATTGCCCCAACTCAAAGAGAAATGGACTTGGCTAAAACTCTTAGTGAACAAAAGTCTCAAAGCGCTTTTAATCAGGAAAGAGCTCTATCTTCAGGTGAAACATCATCATTTGCTTCAGGTGAAGCTCAAAGAGTTGCTCGGAATGATGCTCTTAAACAAATGGCGACTGCTTCAGAGCTTGATGTATTACAAAATCAAAGAACTGGGCTTGCAAAACAACTTGAATTTTTAATTAATTCAAACGACAAATCATTTAAAACACAACTAGATATTCAAAAATTACAAAGTGAAATATCAGGCATTGACAAACAAGCAGAAAATACATTTTTTGATTTAGCAAAACAATATCCTGATGCACAATATACTTACGATACAACAAAAACTCCAGTACAAAATTACCAAGCATTAAGCAATGCTGTTACTAAATCAGCTTCATATAAAGCAGAACAAAGAAGAGCTGAAAAACTCGCAAGTTCAAGCACTGGTTCTTCAGCTCCTAAAACATTAGAAGAAAGAAAAGCTGTGGTGATTGATAAATTTTCTCAAGTTTTAACACCAGGACATTACATAAATGGTGTTCCATTTATTGATGATAAAGGTAAGGTAACGCCAGAAGGATGGAAAGCAGCGATTACTGCTGCACCAGGACAAGGATTACCAAGAAAAGATTTTATTGAACAATATGGTTATTTGTTGTGGACTGATAGAAATGGTAACGCAGACCCTAAGTATGGCCTAACTCCAAAAGAACAGGCATTAATTTCAGGATAATATGAGCTTTTTTGATGAAATTACAACAGCAGAGGGAAAACCTGTTACGTTTTCAACACAAAAAACTCAAGATGTTTCTGGAGGAGATTTTTTCTCAAAAATATCTTTTGAACCTTCTAGGGTAGTTACTACACCTCCACCAGTTGAACAACCTTCTTTGGCATCAAGAGTAACAAGTGGTTTAAAAGAAACATTTTCACAGCCAATTACAGAACAATCTTTCAATCCTTTAAAAACAATTGATAGTATTTTTGGAACTGCAACAGAGACTTTAAAAGATACAAAATTTAGAATTGATCAAGCTGTAGATACTAAAAATGAAAGTAAAATTAAAACTGCATCTGATATAGCAAGTGCTGGTTTAGGAACAGTAAATCTTGCGTTTGCTCCCGTGACATCAATTCTTAAAGGACTAGAAACTGTTCCTGGTCTTGGTTATGTTACTACTGGTGTAAACAGATTATTTGGTGCGATAGGTGTTGTTGGTGGTGAATCTGCTGTATCAGCATTAGAAGCATTACCGATTTCTGATAAGTCAAAAGAGGAACTAAAACCTATTGTTAATGAGCTTGGGGCTTTAGTTGGACAAATTGTTGTTGGTAAAGCTGGTGGCAAGGGGTATGAATCAATATCTGAAAAAATAAAAGCTAATTCTCAAAAAGTTCTTGATGTGGTAAAAGAGGAAGCTAAAGCAACTATTCCAGGAGAAATTAAACCTATTGAAACAATAAAAGAACTAGATATTTTTTCACAAGTGACAGACGCAACAGGAAAACCAGTAGAATTTAAACCAGAAATTGTTAAACCAGAAGTTATTAAGACTGAAACAGTTAAACCAACCGAAAACATTGTTCAACCACAAACAAAAACAAGTGGTCTTGCTGAAACTCTTAAAAAAGAATCAGATGCTTACTCTGTAGAAAACGGAGTTAAAGTTGATTTTGGAGATTTACCAGAATACCAAACTAGACCAGTTAAGGCACAAGAAGCATTAGACTATGTTAAATCAAATCCTTTAGAAGCTGAAAAAGTAATAAACGGAGAAGCCGCATTGCCAGACGGGCTATTACTCGGAGAAGTGTACTCAGCACTTAAAGTAAAAGCTATCAAAGAAGGTGATGTTGCTACACAAATAAGACTTGCTAAGTCTAAAGCAAATGAATATGCTACCCAGGCTGGTCGTGAGGTAAAGGCGTTTGATGCTGGTGTAATCGATGACCCTATTCGGGCAATTAAAGAAATAATGAAAGTTCGTGAAGAGGCTGTTACACGAAGAACTGGTAGCAACAACGTAAAAGCTACTGTTAGTAAAGAGATTAGCAAAGCAAAAGAAATTGTTAAAAAACAAAAAATTGCTCCAAAAACATGGGATGACTTTATTAGTAGTCTTGCATGTTAAAATAAATATATGTCATTTTGTATACCATCATTTGCAGTAAACGAATTTAAATTAAAATTAAAATCAGGTGAATTAACACCAGATAAATTAATTGAGATGACCTCAGAAGAAAGGCGTGCCGCTTTTTCGTTTCTTGGAGAAGAACCAGCAAAGAAAGTTAATGCTTTATTTGAAAGAAAATTACTTTTAAAAAATCAACAACAAGGCATAATTAATTGGGCTAAAACTGTTGCTGGTATGGATAGTAAAACTTACCGAGATACTCTTTCAAAAGTAGAACGTCTTGGTGAAGTAATGCAACCAAAAGAACTAGATGCTTTCTTAGAAGATTTAGTAAATCAAAGGCTTGGATTTGACGTAACTATGGCTGAAGCAGGAGAAATAGCTTCAGGAGCTAAAGAAGTTGCTTTAAAACGTGAACCAATGCTTGAAACTATTGATAAAATACGAGCAAAAATTGTTGCTGAATTACCAGAAGGAAGAAAGGGTGATGACGGATTAATCCAAGCAAGAATAAACAAAGAAGCAATGAATACAAAAAGTGAGCTGTTCAAGCAACGTATAGAATATGGTCGCGCTTTAGTTAATTTTAATAATAAAATTGAAGAACTTAAATTAAGTTCACAAAAAATAACTAAAGAAGATTTTAAACAGAAACCAGTTGTAAGCACAATGCAAACTATTAGTAAAATTGGAGGATTAAGTAAATCTTTGGTTGCATCGTTGGACAACTCTATTTTGCTTAACCAGGGAATGAAAGTTTTATTAAACAATCCAAAAATATGGTCTAAAAATGCTAAACAAACATTTGTAGATATGGCTCGCACATTTGGCGGGAAACCAGTTATGGATGAAATAAAAGCAGAAGTACTATCAAGACCTAATGCTGTTAGTGGTTTGTATAAAAAAGAAAAACTTGCTGTTGGAACAGCAGAAGAAGCTTTCCCAGTAAGCTTACAAAACAAAATACCTGTAGTTGGTAGAGCTTTCTCTGCTTCTGAAAATGCGTTTACTGGTTTTCAGTATCGTACTCGTGCTGATTTGTTTGATAAGTACTATGAAATAGCTAATGATCTTGGAGTTGATTACACAGGAATTGGCCGTGTTGCTAATACATTAACTGGGCGTGGTGATTTAGGAAGAGCCGAAGGTTCAAAAGTAACAGAAACACTAAACAATGTTTTCTTTTCTCCAAGATATATTATGGCCAATTTGGACACACTTTCTTTTGGACTAAGACATTATGAAAAGTCTTCTCCATTAGCTAGAAAAATAGCTGCGACTAACTCATTACGTATTATATTAGGAATTGGAACTATACTCGCAATAGCAAAAGCTGTAAATCCTGATAGTGTTGAAGAAGACCCAAGAAGTTCTGACTTTGGGAAAATACGAGTTGGCAATACAAGATTTGATGTTACTGGTGGATTAAATGGATATGCAACACTTGGAGCAAGATTACTACCAGCAGTATTGGGGCAAAAAGCATATACAAAAAGTGCTACAACTGGTAAATTAACACAATTAAATTCAGGTAAATTTGGTTCTCAAACTACATTTGATGTATTTGTAAATTTCTTTTCTAATAAATTAGCTCCTGTACCAGCATTGTGGAGAGATATTTTAAAAGGAAAAGATTTTTCTGGTGAAAAAGTTACCCCTGTAAGTGCTGCTACAAATCTTCTTACACCACTTCCTATTAAAACATTTCAAGAACTACAAAAAGATCCTAATGCTGCAAATACAATTGCAACAATGATTCTTAACAGCCTTGGAATCAACACTTCTACATTTGGCAAGTAATTACTTTGGCATATACCAAGACATAATCTGGCAAATTGTAACCATGCCACTTATATAACACCATATTTCCCAAAATGTTTGTAAAGATTCGTACATGTATACATACTAACACGGTACAAATAGTTTGTCATGTGGACAACTGTTACTTATACTGTTGCTATGGACGAAAAATTTAACGACTTAGGAGTGGATGCAGTTATCGGGGGAGACTTAATGTACAAGGTTGGAATCACTGAAGAAGACCTTCGTTACCCAGCTAATTTTGAAAAAATGAAAGATGTTATTGCTTTCCTTAAAGGCATGCCTAAAGAAGAGCGTGATTTCTTCGCTGATAGAATTCTAGCTGGCAAAAACGTAGACAAGTTAGACTACCTTTGGAATTACATTGAACTTACTAAGAAGAGTGAACAAAAAAAGACAGAGTTTGAAAATCTTAAAAAATTAATAAGTGCTTACGAAAGAGAATTATAATTATGAACTTACCAGGTAACAGACAAGTTGTAGCAAGCTTTCCTTTAGGAAGAATTAACTATATTGAATCACAGCTACCAAATAAACTAAAATACGCTGATGGTGTAGTTGCTGATGGTAAAGTATCAAATGATGGTTCTGTTACAACTGCTTCTCCAAATACAATTACAACAGCAACAGCATTCTTTACATCAAGTATGATTGGTAAAAGAGTTCTTGTTGTTTCTGCTTTAGATACATCTACATATGCTGTTGGAGGATTTATTTCTGCTGTTGCCTCATCAACTTCAGCTACATTCACAGGAACAGTTACGACAACTTTGAGTCTTGCCAATGTAGTTGTTGGTTCTGACAACTCAGCAGCACTAGACGCTGCTGCTACACAAGCAGCACTTACAGGAGAAAATATTTATCTTCCTGATGGGGTTATCTGTACTCACAATCAATGGATTATTCCAGATGGTATTGGAAGTATTATTGGACACACTCCACCTGTTCCACAGCCAATTATGACTCCTTCTAAGGGAACATGTCTTGTGTATATTGGTTTACTTGGTTCAGCAGGACAAGGATTTATCGAACTAGGAACACAAACTTCTTCTGTAGAACCAACAAGAACTGTTACCGCTATTGATTCAGTTGCTATTGATGCAGGAAATAGATTTGAAACTGCTCTTATCATGAAAACACGTCGATCACAATTGAGAAATTCAGTTGTACAACGTGGTACTATTTCAGCAGTTAAAGTATCTGGTGGTGTAGTAAGACTTATTAATAATACACTTGGACAGCAAAACATAAACAATGTGCTAAACATTGCGGGTGCTCCTGATTGTAAAGTATATTACAACGAAATTAGACAAGCTGGTTCTGGTGGAACATCAAGTGCGGTTGTATATGCTGCGTCTGCTAACAACGTAGTAATTGTTGGGAATCACTTTTGGAACGGGGCATCTGGAACACTTTCTGCTGCTTCACCTAACACACAAGCACAAAACATTCGTATAGACTCTGGTGCAGACTGTCAAAATTACACAATTGTAGGTAATGTGTTTGACGGTGCATACGGACATCATATTAAGCTACGACTAACTGGTGGCTCTGCGGTTATGCGTGGTGTTTCTATTACGGGTAACACATTTTTCCAAACAAACGGATTCCCAGACGCAACATTTGCAGTACTCAATATTGAAATTGGTGCAGGTACTTCTGTTAAAGGTCTTACCTTTACTGGTAATTCAGGAAGAGCATTATCTTCAGCAGCTACTTATAGAGCAATGATTGAAAAAGAATTTTCAGGGACAGTAACCCATGATGTTGTTGGTGATAACTCATTCCTAGAATGTGCGCTTCCTTTCTACAACGTATCAGGAGGTACATGGATTCCTACACAACACGCCAACAATGTGGTTGCGCCAGGTGGCTCAACAAACTTTTCTTACGGAGATAACCAAGGAGTAAGTACACAAAATGGTGGTGGTACAGTATTTAACATTGCTCACTCAATGGGTGGCACACCAACTAAATTCCAAGTTACCCCTGGTTCAACTGATGCAGCTAACTTATATTATGTTACTGCTGATGCAACAAACATTATTGTAACGTATAAAGCAGCCACAACGGCTGGAGTTAATAACATAGTTCTTAACTGGGAAGCAAAATTATAATCTATGGCGACGAGTGAACATCGAGAACAAACTGGTGTTGAGGTTAAACTTGAGTTTATTATCAAAGAACTCGATGAAATCAAAGAAAAATTAGAAAAAAAATATGTTACTGCCGAAGAGTTTAAACCAGTAAAGATTGTTGTGTACGGAATGGTTGCTCTTATATTAACAACAGTGATGGGTGCATTAATTGGACTTATTATAATCAAATGAAAGACGTATCATTATTACTTCCTAAAGTACAAATTAAAGTAAAAGAACTTATCGAAAAATGTCAGAAAGCTGGCATTGCTATTATTATTACTTCTACCTACAGAGATAAAGAAGAGCAAGATGCTTTATACGCTCAAGGAAGAACAAAACCAGGCAACGTAGTAACTAATGCAAAAGCTGGTCAATCTATTCATAACTACAAGTGTGCATTTGATTTTGTCCCTGTGATAAATGGAGTAGCTCAATGGTCTAACAAAGCATTGTTCACTAAAGTTGGAGAAATTGGAGAATCATGTGGATTGGAATGGGGGGGGCGCTGGGAATCATTTATTGACATGCCACATTTTCAATACACTGCCGGATATACCCTTAAAGATTTTCAAGATGGTAAGGTTGATTATACTAAATTTGATATTGGTTCTACACCGTTTACTAAAATGATGTTAGCGGTAAAAGAATTCCAATTATCAGAAGGAATAACCGTTTTTCAAAATGAACTTGACCCAGCTAAAATTAGAATTGGGCCAGCCACTATTAAAGCAATAAGTAAATATCAAAAATGAAATCAGCATTTAAATCAAAAACAATTTGGCTAGGATTAGCAATAGCTTGTATTCCTCTTCTTGAATGGGCGCAGACATTACCTCTTACACCTACACAATCTTCAGTGGTTACAACTGTACTTGGCCTATTAGTTATTCTCAATAGATTCAAAACTAACACTGCAATTGGTAAAGAAGAAGAGTTAGGATAAGACCACATATTGTGGATAAAGGAACTTACATACCCCTATTTAGGGGTTATACTTAATAATAATCACCTAATGAGAAACGACTATTAGCAAAGAGGTGAAATTATGATAAAAATAATAACCGCCGTACTTGTTTGCCTATTTACTATAAGTTCGATAAAGGCAAATGCAGTTACGACCAACGAATTACCAAGTTATAATTCTTCTGTACCGAAGGTTGTAGTTACAGACGTTACCAAAGGGCAAAAATTGACCATAGAGGCCTCTGAAAACTATAAAACGATAATAGGTACATATGCAAAAAATTATGATGTATCTGAGGCATTATTGACCCATCTAGTGATGTGTGAAAGTAGCTTTAACAGATACGCATTAAATGATAATCCTGGTATTGAATATTCAGTAGGTTTAGCTCAGATAAATCTACTTGCTCATAAAAACATAACACTTGAACAAGCACAGAATCCTGACTTTGCTATAAAATTTATAGCGGAACATGTTGCTTCTGGCGATGCTCCACGCATGTGGGTAAATTGCTACAACAAATGGTTATCCACAAGTTTGTAAGATTTTTTGCACAAGTTATGCTAGTATTGTGAACAGGAAAGCTACTCAGAAACGATTTTTATAACTAAATTACATCATTGTTAATAATCGTCTAAGGGTAGTTTTTTTGTAAGATTAAAGAGGGTGCTTTAAGTAGCAATCTAAGATAGAGTTAAAGCCTCTACACCCTCACCAGTTCTTTAACAAATGCGCCTAATAGGTGCATTGAACGTAGTAAATAAGTAAAGTCATGGAGAATATCGGAGTTGAGGGACCATGTAGCAATACATCACTTAGCCAAACACCGAGGCTTCTGAATTACAGTAATGTCGTTCTTCTTTTTTACTACATTCAGTGCATCTAGGTATGTGCACTGAATGTAGTAGTGGCGGAATAGGTAGACGCATATAAAGTAAGTCTTGGTATCAAGTCCTTAGTGACGGCCAAGCACATGTAACGTGACTATACGAGTTCTGAAAATGTGCGATTGTACATGTGAGCACATCTCGTCAAATCGTTGCCTACTACATTCAGTGCATCTACTAAGGAGCAACCATGAAAGAGCGTTTGAAGAACCCTGTGATTCCCGACTATACGCCAAAGAATCAAAAGACGGCCGAAGTCAAACTTACATTTTCACCTTGCTGTAATTGCGGTAAAACAATAACAGATGGGTACTATGGCAGACATCAAGATGGTGGAACGTGCAGCAAGTCTTGTGAACAAGAGGAGCAAAAGAAGGAAAAGTATCCTGGCCACTCGGCCACGGACTACTGGAAGCGACAACTCGGAGACAATGGATTCAACGATCCCGATGATTTTGCAACCAACCTGTAAAGGAGAAACCCATGATCCGCAATGTTCGTGTTGCCATCGTTGCGATGGCTCTCGCCTGCCTGTCCGCCTGCCAGTTCGACCCCGATGTCGAGCTGAACGGTGCTCAGGTAGTTTCCCAAGGTCAATGCGCAAGCAACAACCGCATCTACGTGTGCCTCGGCATCGAGAAGGACGGCAAGAAGTACTTCGTCGGCATGGACAACAACGGCCCGTTCGCTGTCTGGTCGGTGAAGGAATGGAAGCGTGACTACAACGAGAATGAAATCACGCTCGTCTGGGAACGTGAAAAGAACCGTCGCAAGAACGAGGTGTGAGATGTTTGTCAGGCACATAACCAAAAACGGAGTATTCCTCTGGGAATGGAGATTGTGCCACTCTTGCAAAAGAATGTTTAATCTCAACACCCAGGGGTATGCACTAGTCGTAAAAGACGGTGATCACTACCACAGACATATTGTCTGTCCACCGCTCAAGCAACCATTTCTAGTACAGATAAAATAGGAGATAAACATGCTGTTAATGGTGAAAGAGCTTATTCAAAGAAAAGGTGGCGATGACCTGTTGTTCTTTCAAACCGCCTTTCAATGGCGTTATGGAAAACAAATTGATGTGTGGGGAGACATTCTCGCATATCGACTGCAAGGCAAATTGCCACAGTATGTTTTGGAGTACACAAAGCATGTTGAAAAATCAATGTGACCTACACCCCCAGTAATATGGGGGTGTTATATTTTGAAAAAGAAAACCCCCGTTGTGGGGGTTTAGTTACTGCTTGTTGCTGTATGCTTCCCAGCAAGATTTGCCACAAAACAGTTTGCCGTTCACATCCCAATAGCTTCTCATCAGGAAGAGACGGCCACAATGCAAACACTTCGGTTCCATGATTACTCCTTCGTAAACGGTGGCACACAATCAGGGTACTTGTCGATTATATCACCTGCCTTGGCATTTAACTTCTTAATCCACTCTCCATCTTTAAAAACAGGAGGTCGATCATCAGTCCACATTTCATTCATCATTGCATCTCGCATGACTACGAGTGCAGTAATTGCCTTAGTGACGTGTGAAATACCAGAGTCAGGGTCAATATCAGTTCCTTCCCACCAGTCCATCAGATGTCGCATCGCAGCATCGTAATAAACTGAAGCTCTCACACCAGCTATTCTATAATTATGTCTCCCATACTTACGACCACCCTCCATCATACCGAGAGCAATCTCCATAATTACTGGTGCTGGAACACATGACATTGGAACCTTGCGCACACCGATTGCATCTTTTGGGTTTGTTTGTTTTTTATCCATGATTTTCTCCTTATTCTACTAAAATTGGACAAACAACAGTTTTCCCTCTTTTTTTGTCAATCAGGAAAAATGCTTGCTCAGGCCGACCAGTAAATCCAAGTCGTTTCCCGTACGGTGAATCACCAATCAATGAGCCATTTGCAATGAACATACCACCGTCAATACGATTATGGAAATGTCCAAACACATCAAGGTATGCTTTTCTGTCAGTATTGTAACGATTGATTGCCTTGATAACAGGAACAGTGATACCACCCAGACCACCACCATATTGAATCGCATGACCATGATGGAACCGAATGACATACCCGTACACGTCAATGTAATTGTGGTACGACCTTGAAAGGACAAATGTGACACGTTTCTGCTTAGCAAAATACTTGGCAAGAAAATTGTACATAGCCCACTCAAGAGAATTACCTTGCTCATTTGACACATGAACTTTGTGTGTCATTCTGCTGTGGTTCCCAACTGCACAAGGAATGATAATCTTCAGCTTTGAATTTTTGAGCAAGTACTCGATACCACTTGCAATTAAGTTTTGTGCAAACAGCATTGCATCTTGAGGCCCAACCTCGCAAGAAGCAAGCAACTCTTCATGGATGTTACCTGAGAAGAAGTCTCCAAGAAGTGCAAGCACAAGTGTATCAATCTTCACTGCATTTTGTTCTTTTTCAACAAGTTGAAGTGTGTGCTTGAAGAACTTTTCGGAACGTTGTTTAGCAATTGCCATCGTGTAATTGTTTGAACCATTCACACTTTCAGGCTTAACGTTTTCTTCAACGTGCCAATCAGATGCAATTGCAAATGCTACAGCCTCGCCACTGTCACCTTTTGACTTTTCAATGACATAGGTACTCACCGAGTCTTGGCATGAGGCAATGCTTTCAATCTCATCTCGCAACCTCATAATCTCTGCCATCGCAATATTGTATTTCTTATCAGTGCCACGCTCTTCATGTCGAAGGCGCAATTTTTCCATATCAAGTTGAAACTGTTTTTCAGGGTCAAGCGGTTGCTTTTGAACTACTTGTTTGCGTTCAGGAAGCTTACCTTCAAGTCGCAATCGTGCAATGTGTTCACGTACAGTACGTGTACTTTTACCAACGCTATGAGCAATCCAATCATTGCTCTTGTCTTGGTGTTTAATCAAGAACTCATGAAATTGTTTCGTTTCCATTATATTCTCCTAAAGTTAAAGAGCTACTACACTTAGTCTAAATGTTTTATCTCAATAAGTTAGACTTTACTTTTACTAAAAAATACCCGTAATAGCTCTATGAAAATAAGTATAATCATATATGTGTATACTCTCATAATAGTTTATACACTTTTGATGTATAATAATTTTGCTCTCAAACAGAACGTACAAAAAACTCCACTAATTAGGTGGAGCTTTTTGCGAGATAAACAAAAAAAATACCGTACGGTAGACCTTAAATCTAACACTAATAATTGATAAATACAAGTTTTCTTTTAAAAGTGTATAACTCAATTTACAAAAATTGTACCGTTTGATTTAATGTGATTGTCGAAAGACCAGCGATGCAGAGTTATTATAAATATTAGAGAATCTTTTCACTGATATTTGTGGTAACACGAGTATCGCTGAAAGGATTTTTAAATTCTAGTACGAACCATCTAAGCTGGTGTTCCAGATGTAAAACTATCACCCTTAAAATAGAGGTACATTGTAATAGGTGGATGAGGGTAATAAACTATAGTAAATAACCTAACATGATTAAATTCATGGCATAAGCTCAGGATAAGCCAAATAAAAATAGGTAGCACTATTAAATTAAATGGGGTCGCTGGGAAGTTTAGCTAACGTTCTTATGTATAAAATTGTCCACCAATTACAGTGCATCTCACAATGAACATTCAGGTATTAATGCGAAAACATGGAAAATAGTTGTCACCCCTCTACCATGTCGTCTGATTAGTATCGGAATGTTCAAGTTACTCAATATCATATACCTACAAGGTAGGTAACAGATAGCAGTAACACGTACGGATAACATAGGAGCCCTATCTTCTGGGATTAATCGAAAGGAAAGGGGTGGATTGTCTTTGAATTTACTTGTCCACAGATTTTGTTTTGAATAAGTAAGAGTAGGGTATATCCTGTGTAAAGGTACTTAATAAGTATCTGATAACATGACAAATAACTTAAATTTAGAGATAAAATTTACAAAATTTGCAACCGATAAAAAAGAGGTAAAAAAGGATAGAAGAACTGAGTATGGAGAGATGCTAAAAGAGATAGTTGACACTCTCAATATAAGTAGAATTTCAAATAAATACCAACCCATGTCTTATGGAAGAGTTGGTAAAGATTTAAAGAAAGTAGGCATAACAGAATATAGAGATATTTATTACTTACTTAGCATATGTCGTGATGCAGGAAGAAGAGATAAACGTTACGATGCTGGATTTGCTAAGTGTTACTACGGGCACATTAGGAAGAAGGAATTAGAAATGTTTGAGCATAACAAAAAACATCTCGATGAAAATAATAGATAGAATTTTAGCAGAGCAAGAAGCACAAAATAACAAAACAGAAGACAGATTAATTTTGTTAGGAGAAATAGATTACGATGCGTTGGGTGGTTACGAAGAATATCATTTTAAGAAAAATCTTTACTGGGATAAACGCTTCTCCAAGAAAACTTATTTTGAAATAGCAAATAAATACGACTTAGATGAATACACTGCAAAAAAATATTACAAAGAGTTTGACGATGAGGTTAATAAGCCAGTATTAATTTATGATTAAAATAGCATTATTTGGTTCTCCACTCTCCACCAACAACATTTATAAGTCAACATGTCGTGGTAGGTTTGCATCAGTCTATATGTCAAAAGAAGGGAAAGACTTAAAAGAGAGTTACATGACACAAGCGAGAATACAGTATAGACATCCACCACTAGAAGGTGATCTAAAAGTTTCAATTATTTTATATCATGGAACGCATAGACGTACTGACATAGATAATTTTAACAAAATACTTTTTGATTCTTTAACGGGGATAGCTTGGGTTGACGATTCACAGATTATGCAATTAACTATAGTAAAATCATACGACAAGACAAATCCACGTATCGAAATAGAAATACATGAGCTTATATAAATGCGAAATCTGCAAGAAAGAATGTTCTCAACTTTATGGAGATAACATTGATGGTAAATACACTGAACGTTGTGTTAGGTGTGCTTTCAAGAAGAAATAGTTATACACACTTTTTATTTGAAATAATCATAAATTAGTGTATAATGTATACATGGTCAAAAAGAGGTAAACGACCAATAATTATGAGATTAAATAACAAAATAAATAAATTTCCAACATATTTAACTGATATGTTTCGAGAAATAATAGACTATCCCAAACCTGTTAGATCAGATGGGATAATTTACAAAAGAGAAAGCAAACCTTACACACAAGAAGAATTAGACTACTTAGCAGATAATCAAATACCATACTAGTTTTACCTTACTAAAAATAATGTTATAATTAAAACATGAAAAAAAAATGTTTTAAATGCAATATTATAAAAGATTTATCAGAGTTTCATAGACATTTAGATATGTCAGACGGGCACTTAAATAAATGTAAGAAATGTACTTGTAAATATGTGAAAGAGCAGAGGCAGAAAAAAAGTGAATACTATAAAGAGTATGACAGAAAAAGGGGAAGTAAGCGTGGCGTAAGAATTTACAAAGATAAATACACACAAAACAACAAGAGTTATAACACTGGTAAGTTTGGTGCAGAGTATAGAAAGCTACATTTATGGGTTGAAAAAGAATTGGGAAAACCAGATGAATGTGTACATTGTAGAAAAAATGGATTATTTGGTCATAGAGTACACTGGGCAAATGTTAGCGGTGAATATAAAAAACAAAAAAATGATTGGATTAGATTGTGCGCTGCGTGCCATAAGAAATATGATTTATTAGAAATATAAAAATAGTATGTTCAAAGATAACAACAGACCACATGGATTATACGGTTATGAATACGATAGACAAACAAAAGCAAAAGATAGGTTTGTAACAATGCCTTATCAACCGTTTGAACCTTGGGAGTCGCAAGCAATTAAAATTATTATAGAAGAACTAAACAAAACATTAAACTTACATGGAAAAGAAACAATTGAACGGACATAGTACAATACATGAAGCTATGTTTGCTGCACAAATGGAATTCCCACTAGTAAAAAAGACGGACAAAAACCCATTCTTTAAAAGTACTTACGCAGGGCTTCCTTCTGTTCTCGAAGTTGTATTGCCAATATTACATTCGCATGAATTGTATATAGTACAATCACCAATATCAGAAGAAAGTAGAGTTGGAGTGCGTACAACTATTGCACACATTAGCGGTGAATCAATAACAGGTGAGTTTACTATGACACTTGCAAAGAATGACCCACAAGGAGCGGGTAGTGCTATTACTTATGCTAGACGTTATGCACTAGTATCTATGCTAGGGCTTAATGTTGACGAGGATGATGATGGCAACGCTGCCAGTACACCAGTGAAGAAGAATGTTCCATTTACAAATCCTAAAGATAAATATCCGTTTCCAGACGAAGGAGATTCTATTAACGAACTAGGATTTTAATTAACTAATAATAACTATATGAAGAAACTTACACTTAGACTAGACCTTACAAAGATTGATAAATCAAAAATTGTTGAACGATCATTTGCTAAACAAGACGGTACAACAGTAACAGAAAAGAATTATAATTTTGAACTTGTTCCTCTAAAAGAAGAAAAAGTTGTTAAGACAACTGATTCATATGTACTCGTTAAGGTTGCTTTCCTGGCTGACAAATCTGTTAAAGGAGCAGATGGTAAGTATGTAAACGGAGCAGTACTTGGAGATGCTCTTGAATTTAGAAACCTAGAAGAAGTTAAACCTAACGTAGTTCCCAGTGGCTACAACGGAGAAGTCGCACAAGACGAAGACATCTTCTAAAAGAAAACCTCCATTTGAAATGGATTGGTCTACAGTTGCATATGATCTTGAACAGGCACAAGCATATGCTGATTATTGGCAACATAATGATTGGTAAATAACTATGGCAAATAACGAAATAGAATACGTTATCTTAAATGTAAGAAAAGATTTAACAAAAGAAACTAGAGACTACATGAAAAGATTATGCAATTCAAGAACACCTAAAATAACTTATGGTCAACTTCTTGAAGAAGCTTTTGGTAACAAAAATATAAATGTATGACCTACAAACAAATCGAGAAGGAGTTTGATGAAAAGTTTTGCAGTAACTTAGATAGATATGGCGGGGTCTGCAAAACATACATGAAAAATGAATTTGCAACTGATGTAGCACCTGTAAAATCTTTCCTCAAACAATCATTCATAAAGTATTTGCAAGAAACATTAAAAGTAATAGATGAGGATCTAAACAAAAATGCAGAGCGTGGATTCCCGACATCAACAGTAGCAAAGCAGTGGGTGTTAACACAGATAAAAGAACTAGAATCATGAATAACAAATTAAAAAATTTTTTGGGTATGGAAAGAGGCGGAGTCCTAACTATAGGCGACAGAATCCTTGTTAATAAAATACTAGATTTAGTGGAGAAAGAGGTTAAAGAAAAGTACCATTGTGACACAGACGAAGAACAGCAGTTTTTATCAACTATAATCAACAACCTACGAGTATGACCCAACAACTACCAATAACCATAGTATTCACTACAAAACACAGCCCAGACATAGAAGAACACTTAGAAGTAGTGCTACAGTCATATTTCAAGTCAAAGGGGGTTGATTATCAAGATAAGAAGATCATTATTTAACAATAACGAGGTGCATCTAACAGTAGATTGAAGGGAACTGAGGTAAAATCTCAGAGATAATTCTTTAAGTAGAATTAAAGTTGATAAACCCATTCAATCTACTACTAGGTGCATCTCACAATAAGGGGGATAATAAGAAATATATGAAATACTTTTATGACACAGAGTTTATAGAAGATGGAAAAACAATTGATTTAGTTTCTATTGGAATAGTTGCAGAAGATGGAAGAACTTATTATGCGATAAGCACACGATTTAATCCAAGTAAAGCAGATGAGTGGGTAAAGAAAAACGTACTAGACAAACTTGAAGGACAGGATTCTGGTTATTGGAAGTCACCAGAACAAATTAAAGAAGATATTATTGCATTTATTGGAGATGACAAACCTAAACTATGGGCTTATTATGCTGATTATGACCACGTAGTACTTTGCCAACTATTTGGGAGAATGATTGATTTACCAAAGAATTTCCCGTTCTATACACTAGATATAAAACAATTATGTGACTCACTGGGTAATCCATCATTACCAACACAAGAAAATGAACATAATGCACTTGATGATGCTAAATGGAATAAAGAAGCATATGAATTTCTTAATAGTCTCTCTCAATAATTAACAGGATAATAAGAAATATATGTCAAAAAAGTATTATGCAACAGGCACTCCAATGAAACAGTTTAAAAGAATAGATGAAATTAGTTCATATAACAATAATTATTATGTTGGGTTTGATAAAGATTTACTTTTTGCTAAAAGTGACGATGATAACGAAACAATCTGGTTTAGAATGGAAAATTATACTTTTAAAGTAATAGGTTATTCATATACATCACAAGGAGAAATTTTAGAAGAAACTAATACAATTAGAACTTAGTCTCTCTCAATAATTAACAATATGAAAATAGAATTAAAAGCTACGTTAAAAGATAAAGAACTATTGGTCAATACAGAAGTAAAAAAAGAACAAATACCATTCCTTATTCAAGATCTACACAGGAAATTAGATGAGTTTTATAACTCTCTCAATAATTAACAAACAAGTATGAAAGAACAATACATAGCAAAAATAATAATAAGAGGATTACCGAAAATGACAGAAATTGAGTTAAGAGACTTGATTATCTGGATGGATAATAAAACATCGGAATTAAGAGACGTTTATAGTAAGCCTCTACCATCAAAGGACTACTCACAAATTTATACATCTAGACTAATGAAATAATATGTTAAGTGATAGAGCACAAGGATTGGAAAATATGTTAGCAATAATCGGAGTTATTAGTTTTATTGCTTGGTGTGTAAATCTTTACGAATGTGGAAAGATATTTTGTAACTAAAATGACACCAAAAGCACTAAGTAGGAGGTACGAATGTGTACAGTGTGGTAAAAAAATAAACCCACAACCGTTACAAGAATGTCCTGAATGTAGAAGACAGGATTAACTAAAGAGAATAAATAACTATGTATAAGTCTATATTAACAATAACAATATCAGTTTTTTTAGTTATATTAAGTGTTTATCTTTCAAAAATAATGCCATTTAGCACGTTTGAAATTGTAGCTTTAATGGCATTATACTTTAGTATCGAAAGTAAAATTAAATAATTATGCTCAAAAAACTACTTAGATACTTCTTAGGCTGTCCATGTGAATGTCATAATTGCCCTGATGGGTCATCTTATGACAGTTGTGGATTATGTAGGCAAGATCATTAAATATGAACCAAGAATATCAATGGAAAAACAGTAGAACATACAAGTTTAAATGCTGGTACAGAGTAAATGTAAGATTAAGACTAGAAAAATGGGGGCTATTATCAGTCAAAGGAGTTTTTGTAGACCCTATAGACAAATATTTATATTTGAACAAAATGTACAAATTAAATAAAATATATTTTAAAATAGCTACAAAGATTTACAAAAAAATTGGGTTATATTAAAAAATCATTTATACTTACACCATGAAAACAATAATTAAAGAAGGAGTTGGAAACTTTGTTGGTCTTAAACTAAAACCAGGCGCAAAAGGAACAGTAACTTTTTTTGATGGAGAAACTCAGCTATATAGTACTAACTTAACTAACTGGGCTATTGATATTTCAGAAAAGATAGCTAATCTTACCTCAAGAGAAGAAACTGAACAAGCAGACGCTCTTAAAAATGATGGTGAGTTTTCAGTGCTAAACTTTCCTTTTGAAACAAACCTATCAGTAGAAGGTACTTACGACGAAAAACTTCTCACTATCATTACTGAATAGTATGAAACTTTTGTTTGCAACATGTTTATTCTTGTGTTGTTTTTCCGTTACTTACGCAAAAGAAATAAATTACAAATTAGTAAACAAAGAAACAAAAGAGGTTTCGATGTTTGCGGATGTAAGCATTTCTGCTGGTAATTTACAAAATACTATGCAACATTTGCGTACATACTACGATATGTACGAATATGTGGGTGTAGACAAGAATGGAACACCTATTTATGAGTTTGATTTTGTTAAATATACCGTAAAAGGAAAGAAAACAACGTATTGGCTTGTAATATACAACGACAAAGAAAAAGGGTATTACTTATTCAGAGGTAAAACTTTAAAAAGAGTAGGTCAAACACTTAACCAATACGAGCTATCTACGAGTACAACTATTTAGATTTGTTGTCTAAGTATTCTAAGTAAGACCACCAACAGCTTTTCTGACCTCGTTTAATTTTAATAAATTTACCTTTGCAGAAGTGTTGATGAGAAATACACGGGCAATCAAGTACTTTAAGTCCTCGTGGCTTGCTTGCGAGTATTTGTCTAAAATCCATGCCATGAGTATATAGTATGTCAATACTATTGCTATGCGCATTGTCCACTTATATACTTTGGTTATATGAAAAAATATAATTCAAAAGCAGCAAAAGCAAAGCATGAAAAGGGTGAATCTAAAAGTAAAAAGCAATCTGAGGCTAAAAAAGGTAAATCATAAATATATGCCACTAGGAAAAGGAAAGAAAAATATTGGTAAAAATATTAAAAAAGAAATGGAAAGTGGTAAATCAAAAGCTCAAGCAATTGCTATCGCACTTTCTGTTGCTAAGCAATCAAAAAAGAAAAAGAAATAACATGGCAAAAAAAGAACAACACGGGTCACGTGAAATGAAGAAACCAAAGAAAGGAGGAAAGAAGTGCTAATTTTTTATTCGGCAAGTACACCTTCATTTTAATATCGGTTTTACAAAACTACTTTTATTCCGACGGATGAGTAGTTTTTATTTTGCGATTCATATTCCAAGTTTTTCAAATTCTGCCACATTTTGGAAATCCAAATTCCGTATTTTTTTGATTTATTGAAATCCATTTTGATTTCGTCACCCTTCCAGTCTCTTTTGTTTGTATATCACTAACCCGTAGAGGTTCACGCCCTCTTTGTATGCTTGTGTTGCTTCTTCTATGGTTATTCTACTGAGCCAGAAATTGAGATTTGTGCGGTTTAATGGTGACATATGTAGGTAGTATCGTTTTATTAGTTTACACATGCTCTATGGTCAAATTTTGACGTAATAGAGTGGGTATATCGTGCGTATAGTGCTACTATTCGCAATATATTGACTTGTAATTGTGTACTTACTGGTACATGTACACAATTATCTAATAATTTTTGTGTACATGATGCAAAAAGCCTCACACTGTTTTTAGTGCGAGGCTTCTTGCGAAGAGTGGCGGTATTCTATTCTAGATGTGATATTGTGCTGGTCGTATGTCTACTATCTCCAGCTTTCCTTCACTCTCCCATTTTCTGAAACGTGCTAACATTCTTTCATAAACTGGTGAGTCCTTATCATATTGCCAAGTGATTATTTTATCATCTCCTGGCAATGGTGTGTGGCAGATTGTTAATATCTCCCATGTGTTTTTGTTAGTCATATTATTTATCTCTTAAGTAAGTAACTTGGTTTCTATACATTTTTGCAAATGTTGGTAGTAATCCATAGTATTCTTCACTATCTAGCATTAAGTGTGCAATCATTTTCAATTCTTCGATTGATTCAGCTTGCTCAATAAGTGCGGGGAAGTTGTAAGTATTTTTTGTAGTCATAGTGTTTTAGTTTGATAATCCCACTAGATGTAATCCTTCTTCTGGTACATTACTGATTATGACTCTGCCGTCATGGTAAAGTGACTGTTTATAAATATCTAGGCAATTATCACACAAAAAGCGGTCGTTATCTTTGAAAATTTTGTGTGCATCATCTATAGACGCATGAAAACCTAGAAATTCTTTGCTTGCGCTTGAGTAAGTTTCTTTTATATTAGTCATTGTCTTGTGGGTTAAGTTCTTGTAGTCTTTTAAGTAGTCCGTGTGCGTGCCTTTTAATGTTCCTATCTTGTGCGTGTGTTGTAGCTAGTAAAGTTAGTAAATTGTGTTTTATTTCTGTTATTAGTTGCATTTTGTTAATCCTGTATAACTTCTATAATAATGATAGTGTTCCTATTCGTTTTTAGTGTTTTTATATAATCTTCTATGTACACTTGCATATAGTATTCATCAAGATCATAAAATACTTTTTTTGTTATTTTTTGCATGGTATTATTTTTTAATTTCTACGTTTACATAATCCCAACTTGTACCGTAATGAGTAATACACCATACATACATGTTTAGTTTTTCATTGTAATAAACTATCTCATCTGTGTTTCTTTGTAAATATTCTGCTCCGCCTGAGGTTATAATGTAATCTTGATATATTTCTATGTATTCATATTCACAGTCGTCACCATGCTTCTCACATTCCTCCTCTGTATCATGTTTATAACAGTATTCATCTCTTCCATTCTGTATCTCCCAAGCATCAAAATCTTCTGACTGCTGACGCACGTAATTATTAAGAACCATGTCACCTACTCGGCGCGCTAGTTCCATGTAAGTAGTTGTCTCTGTTGGTGTGTTTTTTTCTATCATGTTATTTTATTAATGTTTTTATAATGTTGTCTATCATTTTCTTAACTTTATCATCATCGGTGTAGTCGTATATAACGCATAACTCGTTTTTAATTTGCTCCTTTGTCATAGTTATTTTATCCCTCTTAGTAGTACTTTATTGATAATGTCATCTTTACTCATTACACGGGCGTTCATCTCTTTATAACGATCTTGTTTTGTTTTATACATATTATTTGAAAAATAAGTTTTTAATAATGTCAGTAAGTATGAGTGCTGTAACTATTGCTAGTACAAGAACGATAAACAGTGGAAATGGTTGTATTGTTGTCATTAGTTGCATTGCTATAGGTGATTAATTGTTATTAATGAGTTATAAGCTTGCTTGCTTATGTATACATTCTATATCTATGCAATGTATACGTCAAGTACACATTGTGGATAACTTTTGTTTGTTATAATGTAGTGGTGAAAAAAGAAAAAACTACCAAAGACTGCCCTGTTTGTGAGTTTCATAAAAGAGAAGGAAAACTCATAAAAACAAAAAGCAAATTTAATAAAAAGGTATTCTTTCTTTATTGTTCACTATTTCCGCGATGTGCTTATCGAACTACAAGCGATAAAAACAACGTTAAAGTAGAAATACGGAAGTAGTCAAAGCGTAGAAATCTAGTAATTGACACACTAGTACAGTTATAACGTAGCATAAACTTCTAGGCGTTATGATGATGAAAGCTATCGGGGACACGATAAGACTTATAGCTAGGAAGTAAGATACTGTAGAGAGAAATCTACACAAAGAGTATCAATGCACCAGTACTTTGTCCGTATTGTATCTAATAAGTGAATAACATTACTTTACAAGTTTACAAATAGAACACATAATGTATTGTATGGCAAGTAAACGAGGAGTAAAAACACTATTGACGGATAGCTTAATTCTACAAATAAGAGCGGAAGTATTGAAAGGTAAGGAAGTTGGAGAAGTGGCCAAAACACTAGGATTGAATGAAAAGACTGTTTATGACTGGAGAGCGAATAATTACCTAGGAATTACTGACAAGTGGAATGCGTGGGAAACACAACGCATGCTAGTTCAAGCTGAGGAATTCAGTAAAAAGCTTATGAATATGTCCACAATTGACGAAAACGGTCGTATAGATCAACGTTTAGTAGCTATTCAACAGAAAGAAAGTGAGTTTTTACGTGAGAAATTGTTAATTGCTCGTGATAAGTACAATAGTCAACAGGTTACGAATGTAAATGTAGTACTACCACAACCTATTATTGATCTTGGTAAGGTAGTTAGCACACAAGAAAATAAGAAAACCCTTGATAAATAATGTGAATCGGCAAGTAGGTAATGTCGTAGAAGGTATATTGTGCGACATTATCTTGACTTTGTAGTAATAATGTTGTGAGTAGGGGGTGTACCCCATCGGGTTGTGGTCAGGAGTATATTTATATACCACCCCTTCAAAAAATTTTCACTTTGTACAAACCCCTCAGTACTTACTCTCACAAAATTTTTACTTTTGAATCCTTTACTTGACAGATAAACTATAGTATTATTCTCTAGCGGAGTAGAGTAGAGGTAACTCGCAAGGCTCATAACCTTGAGGCACTGGTTCGAATCCATTCTCCGCAACAAGTAAAGTGGACAACTCATTATTAGTTATGTGTTATATTATTCTCAATGAAAAAGATATACATTGTAACTAAGTATGTAGTTGCTCATTCTGCACAGGATGCTGTTGAGAAGGAAAAGAAACAAGCTCCTGATAGTGTAGGTATGAGTGAGTATTCTCTTAACCAGTGGGCTGAAAGTTTATCTGAGTAAATTATGGATAAATATATTTTAAGAAGAATCGAAAAGTGGTGGAAAACAAAGATTATTGCTTGGTCTTACAGAGATTTACCATTTGAAATTTCTTGGACAGAGGGTAAATATCATAACCCATACGATATATACCCGTACCCAGATGACATAATCAGTTGGTTTTGGGTTGGTGACAGGTTATATGTAATTCTTAAAAGAAAGTAGTATGGCTTATACTGTTACTTCCGCTACTAAGAAGATTGCTAGGATGAATACTCGTATCAGAGGGATACAAGGTGGTTCTTCTGCTGGTAAAACAATTGCTACATTGCTTTATCTTATTGCGAGAGCACAGACTGATACTTCACCGACACTTACTTCTATTGTTGCTGAGTCTTTGCCTCACTTAAAGCGTGGAGCGATGAGAGACTTTCTCAATATTATGAGGGAACATAATTATTATATTGATGATAGGTGGAATAGATCTGATTTTACCTATGAGTTTGAGACAGGAAGTAAGATAGAGTTCTTCGGAGTAGAGCAACCAGAGAAAGTAAAGGGAGCTAGACGTGATAGATTGTTTGTTAATGAATGTAACAACGTACCCTATGAGGCTTTCTCCCAGCTTGAGATTCGTACTAAGGAATTTGTTATCTTAGACTGGAACCCATCAGAGGAGTTTTGGTTTTACAATGAGATATTAGGGAAAAGAACTGATGTTGACCATATTATTTTAACCTATAAGGATAATGAATCTTTGGATAAGCGTATCGTTGAAGCTCTTGAACAGAGAAAGATAAATAAGAGTTGGTGGAGAGTGTATGGAGAAGGACAGTTAGGAGAAATTGAGGGAAGAATCTACACAGGATGGAGAGTTATTGATGATGTTCCTTTTGAGGCAAGACTAGAAAGGTATGGATTAGACTTTGGCTATAGTAATGACCCTGCTGCTATCGTTGCTATTTACAAGTATGATGGAGGATTTATTGTCGATGAGGTATGTTACGAGAAAGGATTACTTAATAAACAATTGGCAGATACGATCAAGAACCTAGAAAGAGCACTTGTTGTTGCTGACTCTGCTGAACCCAAAAGTATTGATGAGTTAAAGATGTATGGAGTATCTGTTATCCCAGCTAAAAAGGGGGCTGACTCAGTAAGAAATGGAATTCAACTTGTTCAAGGGCAAAAGATTTCCGTTACTCGTAGATCAGTTAATCTTATCAAGGAATATAAACGTTATATGTGGAAGTTTGATAAAGATGGTAAGCCTATTTCACCTAACGTGCCTGATAAAAGTGATGACCACGCCCTAGATGCTATGAGATATGCTATTGAAACTGTGGCAACTGTTCTTGTAGATGATTATGACGAGGAATGGGGGCTCTATTCTTCAACATATAAATAGACAATTACAAGAGCGTAATTTACACTACTCGTATGGCTAAAAAAACATATACGCAAGAAGAAATTGATCGAGAAGCAATTATTCTTGTAGATGGTGAACGACAAAACTGGGAAGATGCAACATGTTGGGTCACAGATAAGGTAGGGTTTAAGATGAGAGATTTAATCCGAACAGTAAGAAAGAACTACTGGGGTGTTTTTGATTCTCCTATTGACCCTAGAACTAAACGAGAAAAGTTTTGGGTTGGGCTTACTATGTCTACTGTAGAGGATATTGTTAAAAATATTGACCTCGATGCTAAGGATGTAAACTTTAAAGCTCGTTACCCAGGAGGGGAGTACATTACTGAACTTGTTCGCGGTATCTCTCAAGAGAAAATGGATAAGATGATGTTTGGTGAAATACTTGATGCGTCTGAAAGAACTCTTGCTATTGATGGAACTTTTGTTTGGAAAACTTGGAAGCAAGGAAAGCACCTACGACGTGAGACTGTAGACCTACTTAATTTTTATATTGACCCACAAACAAAAAGTATTCAAGAAGCTACTCGTGTTACTGAACGATGTATTACTACACCATCTGCTATTGCTGGAATGAATTGG